AGCCGGCCGCTCTGCCAGGCTTGGCCCAGCTGGGTGATCACGGTATCCAGCGTTTGTGCGCCGTTACCGTATTTGGCATTGGCATCAATCAGGCTTTGCAGTGATCCATTCAATGGATCAATGCCGGCAACCTTCAAGCGCCGTGCGGCTTCTGCTGTTGCCCCCAGGCTCTGGCTGTTCCGCTCGGCAATGCGGTCGACTTCAGCCAACACGCGCCGGCCTTCTTCCATGGAGCCGTAGAGTGCACCGAATTGGCGTTCCAATTCCTCCAGATCGCTGCCAGAAGTAACCAGCTTCTCCAGCCCTCGCCGCAGCAACTCAAAGACACCGACACCCGCCGCCAACCCCAGCAGCTTGCCCTTAATGCCCGCCATGGCACTGCCGAAGCGGTTACCCTTGGCACTGGCCAGCTCTAGCGCCTGGGCATGCTCACGGGCCTCTGCGCTGGCTTTGCTTAGCTTCTGCTGGGTTTGATCCAGTTCTTTCTGGATGCGGTCTTCCGCCTGCCCCAGCTCATTGGTGTCGATACCGGCTTTATCGAGCGTGCGGCTATACTTGGCCAGCTCTCGGTTGCTGCGCCCGTACTCGGTGGTAGCAATGCTTTGCGCGGTTCGCGCTTGCCGCACTGCCACGGAATATTCGGCCTGGCTCTGCCCGGCTTTTTTGCCTTCGCGCTTCAGGTCTTCATAGGTATGGACCTGTTTGTCCATTTCCTTGCGCGCTTTTTCGGCCGCTTCCTGTGCCGCTTTCCAACCCTTGGCCGCTTCCTGCTGTTTATCCAGTTCCCGCAGTTCCGCTTCCAGCTTTTCCGCTTCGCGCTGCACTTCCTGCAGGGATTCCGCCGCCGGATCCGCCTCTGGGCTGATCGCGTTCTTGGCCTTCAGTACAAGGCTGACTACGGCTTCTTTAAGTGCCACGGATATTGCTCCAAAAAAGAACCCCGCCGAAGCGGGGTTTAAGGACTGGGGAAGCCGGGTGGTGCTTTAGTCGAGCATGATCACTTCAAAGGGGCTGGCTTTGCCGGCGGGGGTACGCAGCGCACCACTGAGCTGACCATTGATAAACTCATCGCTCATCAGGTCGGTGGCTTCGGAAGCGTTCAGTACGGCTTCATGCACGATCACCCGGGCCTTCTTGCCGGTGGCCAGGTTCTTGCCTTCCAGAATGATGTGGCGGGGTTTCTGGATTTCCGTGGCACCCAGCACCTGCGTGCCGGTCTCGCCGTTGTAGCCATAGTCCACTTCCACTTCTGTGGCGGCACCCGCGTTCAACGCTTTGATGAGGCCGGCATCGGTGTCCACTTCCACGTCAGTACCAACCGCCAGGTTGCTACTGCCGGTGGTTTCAGTCACCTGGACGCTTTGATCATCGATGTTCGCGTGCGCCAGCTTCACCCACTGCCCTTCGATCAAGGTGACGGTTTCCGCCGTTACCGTGCCCGCAGTAACACTGTGGGCAGCACTTGTGCCCCCCAGCGCTTCGGCCAGCAGTTCCGCTGGCAGGGAATCAAAGGTGATGGCCATTTGCGCCGGATCACCGGGAATGTTCACTACATCCAGCGCCTGGCCGTAGGTAGCGGGTTGCTTGGAAATCCGGTTGCGCGCTTCAGTGCTTGGCGGGGTGAGCTCAAAGCTGGGGACGTTGATGGGGCCATTGAATGCGCCGATAACGCCCTGCTCTACCGGGGCAATGTAGACCTTGCCGGCAAAGATGAGGCCGGTGTCCTGGTAAGACATGCTGTTCTCCTTTGGCGCAGGGCGCCGATGGGTTGGGGTTTACGTTTTAGGTTCGAGGGTCATCTGGTAGCGAGCGGTGACGGTGAGCGCCACCCAAGCCACCGGATAACCGTCTTCGGGAATGTTGTATTCGGCATCGCCCACTTCACTGTCGAGCGCGTGGCCGTCGAGCTGTTCCGTGTTGTTGCGGTCGGCCAGGGCGTTTATCAGGTCGTGCAGGTGGCGTTGCAGTTTCAGGGCAACCCCTGCTTCGGCCTTTTCGGCCACGATGATCTGGTGTGACACTTCGCGCACCAGCCGCCCGCCACTGCTTTTACTGGCGCGGCGGTCATCACCCGGTTGTAGGGCGATAAACGGGAACGCCTGCTGCTGGTCCATCACTAGCGCGTGAGCCAGCCAGCCTTCGTACAGTTCGGCTCCCGCATCGCTGCTGTAACCGTTTGCGGTGGTGATGCTTTCCAGCCGCTGCCGGTACACGGCATAAATGGCTTCGCTCGGAATCATTCAAATAGCTCCAGCAGCAGGCCCGCCACTTTGCGGGCGGCACGGTCCTGCAGTTCCGGCGCGATGTCGTTACGCACGGACTGAAACACCTGGCTCACACTGGGGCCGTGCAGCACTTTGTAGGCATCGCGCCCTTGGCCGGTACGCACGGCAATGCCCTTGGCACCGCTGCCGCGCAGCCCGATAAAGAAAAACTTTGGCTCGGTATAACGCCGGCCGGGCTTCACCATGCCGGTAACGCCGCCATGCTTGGTGCTGCCTTTGCCACGGCGCGGATGCTTCTTGGGCACCCGCAGGCCACGGTTTTCAAACCGGGAAAGCAACACACCACGACGGGTGGCCTGCACGCCTGCTTCCCAGTAATCGCCCTTCTGCGCGGGCGGCAGCACCCGCAGGTGCCGCCCGATGTACTGCTTACTCAAAGCCACTTGCCCGCCGATAGCTGCTACCCCACGCTCACGCCCATGCTTGGCGGTATCGCTGAGCACGGTTTGCAGCGCCACGGCGCTGTGTTTACCGGTGAGCTGGGCCATGGCATCGAGCACGATTTTCATGTCCCGGGTGGCTTTGCTCATTGGGTCACCTCCACCACCAAGGTGGTGTCGTTGTCGCGCTCCAGGGTGTGCACCGTCCAGACTTTCCCTTTCATCGTGATCTTGTCGCCCCGGCGCGGGTACGGCCACGCAGCTTTGGGGTACTCGATATAAATCAGGGTGGCGATCAGGGCGTTCATGTCGTCGCGCACGTCGTCGTAATCCAGGGTGGCGACGGTTTCCGGGCTGGTGCCCCGCTCCGGTTTCAGTGGCCCGGCTGTGATGGTGGCCGGGTCACCGTAGAAATTGAAAACGGCGCCATCCAGCGCCGTTTTGTAGCCATCGAACTGGCTCATGGTTAGAAGCTGCTGTTCAGACGCACGCGGCAAACGACGTCACCATTCACGCCGCCTTCCACAAACACGCCTACGGCGGTGTTGTCAGTGGATACGGTGGTGATTTCGCTGCCGTCCCAGTAAGCAGGATCGCCCACTTCAGGTTCGTCGGCAGTGGTTTTGGGAAGCTCGAACACGCCACCGGTTTTCAGGGTGAGCTCTTCGTTGGCGGCCGCGTCATGCAACGCCACACCGAACAGAGAGCCCATAACAACCAGGTCACCAGAGGCGGCCAGGGCGGCAGCAATGACGGTGATGTTCTCGCCACGCTGGATGAAGTTTTTAGCCATGATTGCACCTTTGCATCCCTCGTCGGGATAGATGGGTAAATTAGGTGCGGGCCCCGAAGGGCACCGCGGGGAGAGAGGGTTTAGCCGGGGTTATTGCCCGGCGTTTTTGAACAGGCCACGGTGATCGATGACGCCGGCACCGAAGTCCAGACGCGCTTTGATCTTCACGCCATCCACGTCGAAGCCCTGCTGGGTTTCGATGTACACACCTTCTTCACCAGTGAGGTAGGCGTATTCGATGGTATCGATACGGGACGGCGCAGCCGCCAGATACCAAGAAGATTCACTCTTCTCATCCAAGCGCGGCTCAACGATAACCGTGAGGGTGCCCGCGAACGGGTTCACGTCGCTGGACTTCGCGCTGAGGATTTCCGCAACGATCTGCTGGGCCTTGGTTTCCAGTGCCGCCGGCACAATCAGGAATTCCGCCTGCAGGTTCAGTGGGCGCTTGCTTTTAACGCCTTTCTGCAGACGCAATTGCTTGCGGCCCTCAGAGAGCGTTTCCACACTCAGAGCCCCGGCAGTGCCCAGGTTGTTGTGGCTGGCATGGAACAGGGTGACGTTATCAGCCATTTTCACGTTCTCGGTGATCAAGGCCCACACTGTGTTGCTTTCCAGTTCCGCAGCGCTGGCACCAAAGGCCGCTGGCACCCGGCTGAAAGCGTCCAGGTCATCGTTAATGATGGTCTGGCGGGTCAGGGCGATGATCTTGCCGTAGGTTTCCAGCTTGTAACGCTGGTTGTCTTCACCCATGGAGCCATATTTGTATTCACCGGCTTCATTGACCTTCTCCAGCTCGGGCGCATCACCCAGCTGCGCCCGGTTAATGAACTTGAAATCGCTGGCGCTGGATTGGCGGCAGAATGCCTTGAACGTCTGCGGTGCCGCTTCATACCCGGCACGCAGGGTTTTGTTCGCCACATCCGCCAGGATGGCCGGGAAGTCGTCGGTGGAGTGCATGGCTTTGGCGGCGATTTCCATGCCAGTCATGCCACGGGTAGAGCCACCGCCTGCGTGGATCACTTCAGCAGCCATGTTCAGCAGGTTCATGCCACGAAAGTCGCGCGCTTCATCCGGCAGCTGGTTAGCCCCCGGGTTAACGCGATTCATCAACGCTGCCACCATGCCGGCACGCAATGCTTCACCGTTGTGGCCCACGACGATGTGACCACCAGGCACATTGTTCTGGCTGCGGGTGGCCAGCAGGTTCAACACCTCGTTGCGGGCATCCGCCACGGTGGTGCCGGTGTCGATCATGCGGTTCAGGTCCGCTTCTTCGACACGGTGAGTGGCGGCCAGGGCGCGCAGCTCGCTGACGCGGGTGCGCTCTTGGGCGATGGCTTGGGTAGCCACTTCGCCCGCGTTCTGGGCTTCGGCTGCCGGTACCGGCGGCGGGTCATTACGGGTACCACGGTTCTGGGCACCAGCGGCGGCCAGGGGTGGCTCCTCTTCTTCCTCGCCACCACCGGCAGCTGCAGCGGCCTGGGCTTTGGCTTCAGCGGCAGCCACACGGACTTCCAGCTGCTCATTGGTTTCGCCGGCATGACGGGACAGGCCCACCGCCTTCGCGCGTTGTTCGAGAGTCATAACAGTACCTTTCGGGTTGGTGTGTGCGGCAGCGGTGGCCGCCGTGATTTGGCCCGAAGCGGGCCGGTGATACAGGTTGACTGCGCCAGCTGGCGCATTCTGGAATGCGGCGAGATCTGCCTGTGCGACAGCCTGCACCGGTTCAATCAATTCATCGGCAAAGCCCAGTTCTACGGCTTGCTCACCGTTCAGCCAGGTTTCTGCCGCCATCATGGCTTTGAGGGTGTCTTTATCCAGGCCGGTTTTGGTGGCGTAAATGTTGGCCAGGGTGTCTTCAAACTGGTCATACACATCGGCCGTGCGCCGGTGGTCGTCCGCCTCACCCAAGCTTGGGCCGCTGGGCTTGTGGATCATGATGAAAGCGTTGGCCGGGATGCGGACCACATCGCCAGCCATGGCGATAACGCTGGCCATGCTGAGCGCGATGCCATCAATGGTGACTTCTACACGGCGCTCGCTGTTTGCCAGCGCGTTATAGATGGCGAGGCCTTCAGTGATAAACCCGCCTTCACTGTGGATCCGCACGGACAGCGGGCCATCGTTCAGGGCTTCCACTTCACGCACGATGGTCATGGCGTCGAGGCCATCCCACCAATCACCGATGACGCCGTAGAGCAGCAGCTCGCCTTTGGCGTTGATCTGGTTTGTTGCAGACAAAGCGAGTCCGCCGTTGACCGCTTGGGCCAACGCTTTCAGTTTCCATTTAGGCATGGGGTGCTCCGGTTATTCGTCGCCGGGTTCGGGGTATGCCGCGCCGGGGGCGCGGGCCTGGGTAACGCCGGCATCACTCACGCGGCCTGCATCGGTGGTAACGATAATGCCGTCACGGTTGAGGCTGTCGCGTTCTTGTTTGATTTCGGCGAACACGTCTTCGGGCTCAAAGCCCATGGAGCGGATCTGTTCGGATAGCGAGCCCAGGCCTGCGCGAACCATGTCAACAATCGGCGGAATTTCCCGCGAGGGGTCGATCATTTCACGGCGTGGCGGGGTCCATTCCCAGCGCACGGGCTGCTTGATTTCACCGACCAGCATGGCCGCCTGGTTGAACCATTCGCCCACGCCTTGGCATACCGTGGGGATCAACGATGCCCAGCGGTATTGCTCCACGTTGCGGGTGAATTCCAGGTGCCCCATGCGCCCGCTGCTAAAATTCACGCGCTCCAGGTTGCCGGTGAGAGCGGCGAACGGTACGCCGTAGGCGATGGCGATGGCGTGTTGTTCAACGCTAACGAATTCACCATGACCGGATACGCTGGGCGGGTTGTTGAAGCGCACGTCTTCGCCGGTTTTCAGGCGCGGGAACATGCCGGGTTCCAGCTTTTCTGGCAGCACGTCGCCTTTGCGATCGGTGTCGCCTTCTGGCTCCACCACGACGCCCACCAAGCAGGCGGCGCTTTTGGCGGCCTCGATGCGGGCATCTTGGTAATCGTCCAGGTTCTTCATGCGCATGATGGCGGCGGTGCCACGCGGCACGCCGCGCACTTGCCCTGGGCGCAGCATTTCAAACAGGTGAATCACATCCGCCGCCGGGGTGAGCTTGCTGGCACTGAAACCGCCCAGCGCATCACCGGGGTGGCTGGTGTGCAGCCAGTAGCCCACGCGCTGGTGCTGCGCGTTGAACTGCACGCCTTGCACGGCGTAGCCGCCATTCATCTGGCCGTTTTTGGTGTGATCCAGATAATCACCTTCCAACAACCGCAGCTTGAGCGGCACTTTCAGGGCGGGGTCTCTGTCGGTCACACGCACGATAATCGCATCGCCGCTTTCTACGGCGGTGCGCACGGCCAAGGCTTGCAGGCCGTACAGGTTATGCCGGCCGTCATAGTCGATGGCCGTGCTCTCGCACCAATTCAGCATGGTGCGCTGGAGCGGTTTCTTTTCTTCAGCATCGCTCACCAGCGCACTGGGGCGGATGCCAGTGCCAACGATGTTGGTGGTGAGCACCCGCACTGCGCTGGCGGCATACGGGTTGTTTCGCACCAGCTCACGGTGCCGGGCACGCAGCAGTGGGAGCGCGGCGCGGCTTTCAGCGTTGGCGCTGCTATCGCTGCCCCGTGTCCAGGTGTTGCGCCGGCCTTTGCCAGCACCGTCGTAGCCGTTCACGGCGCGCAGGCGATCCGTTACCACGCGGGCACGGGTGCGGCGGGCTTCGGCTTCCGGGGAAAAGAACCCGATGGTGCGGTCCAGCCAGCTCATTGGTACCCCCGGTCAAACGTGGGGGCATACGCCCGGTGTTGGCCACCGGCGTTTGGGCCCTTCACACTTTTGCGGATCATGTCGCGCACACGAATCATGTCATCGAGGCTGCGGAATTCCGTGGTCTTACCGTTGTGCGTAATGCGCAGGGTGCCTGTGGCAATCGCGGCTTCAATGCGATCCAGATCTGCTTGCGTGTAAGCCATGGGCGGTTACCAGTAGTTGGATTTGCGGCGGCCACCGCCGGCGTCTTCCGGGGTGTCATCGCCACCGAACAGGTCGCTTTGTTTGAGCTGGGCCTCAAGCTGATCCCAGCGTTCATCTTTCCAGGTGTGCAAGCGCAGGCTGTAGGCCGCGTGCAGGGCGTAGACTTCGCAGTCAGCCGCTTCAATGGGCTGGCCGGGCTTGTCGTGCCACACGAGCTTGCCGCCCATGCGGGCGTTGGGCGCTTTGATCACACCGGTGAGTTGTTCGTAGTAGTCGTCGCGCACGTTGGTGTACCAGTGCATGCGGCCTGGGCCTTCGCCTTGCAGGCTGAGCCTGCCGCCTTCGCCGAAGATCAGGTCTTTGGCTTTGTGGGTGCCCACCTGGTACACCTGCAGGCCGAATTTCGCGGCCTTGGTTTTGTGGCCGTTCTTCTTGCTGTAATCGGTTTTGCGCGGGGCGCTGAATATCTCGCGACGGCCGTAATCGTTACTGCTGCCCTTGATGGCCATGACGCCGCGCTTCTGCCGGGGGCGTACCCAGTTGTACACCTGCTCGGTGCTGTGACCGCCGGAGTCGATGCTGATGGCACG